CTGATCGCCGGCCGCCTGCACTGCAGTACCGATACCGCGCGCAAACCGATTGCCGACCGCCTCGCTCTCCTGCGCCACCTCGTTGAACGATGCGCCGGCACGCCGCGCCGCGTCCGTCGTCGCGCGGATGCCCGTTTCCGTCGGTTCGAGACCGAGAGCCGGGGCGTTGAATTGCCTGATCTGCGGCATGGCGGTTCCTATACGAACAAGCTGGCGATGCCGGCAGCCGCCTTGATGCCGCCGGTGATAAAGCTATTGCGCTCGGCGTCGTCGGCCATGCTGTTCTCCTCGCTCGCGGCATAGCGGGCGAAGCCCGACAGCCTGTTGTAGGCCTGCGATTGCTCCTCGAAGCCGGCCTCGGTGATGAGACCCTGCCGCCCGAGGATTTGCTGCGTCAGCGCGCCCTGCTGCGCACCGCTGCGCAGGATGTCGAGCGCGCTGCCACTATTCGCAAAGCCTGCGCCTGCGATGTCCGCTTGCGTCTGACCGATGCCCAGCTCGGCCTCGCGCTGTTGCTGCATCAGCCGGACGGCCGTCGACTCCTTGGTGAACTCGGCATTCTGCAGTGCCAAGCCTGATGCCAGATCGTAGTTCTCGGCCTCGACCAGGTTGCCCTGCGCCTTGATCCGCAGCCCGCGCGCCTGCGACTGCCCGCCCAGGATGTCGCTGACCGCCCCGCCGAAAGCATTGATGGTGCCCGTGCCGAATGCCATGGCTCACTCATCCTGAGTCTGGAGGAAGCCACCGATACCGGCGATGATCGCGGGGAACGGCCGCGTAATCCGCCAGGTGAGCCGGCCGGTGTAGTCCTCGTTGCCGTCGCGGATCGTGTCCTTGTGCACGCCAGAGAACAGCACGTTCGCGGCAAGCGGCGTGCCGCCGTCAGTCTTCAGCGTCGCCTTGTTGAGCTTGGCAAAGTCGGTGCCGAAGTAGATGCCCTGCGTGTTGACGAGGCTCGCAGCGAACTTGTGCAGCCGCCGAACCTTGCCGAACCCAGGACCGTTGCGCGCCCCGCTTTCCGGGTTGGTGTCGGGCGACACGAGTTGACCGTCGGACGTATAGGTGAAGCCGACATAGATCGGCATCGCACCCGAGAATGCCGACACGAAGCTCGACGTGAACAGCGTGTTGGTCTGCGATCCGGGCGCAAACGGAACTTGCACCGATCCGCTCGAGACGGTGTAGTCGCCTACGTCCAGGCCGCCAGCAAACACCGTCACCGTCTTGCCGTTCAGGTGCCACAGCCCGTTGATCGTGACGCCCTGCACGCCGCCGGTGATCGTGCCGGTCGAATAGCTCGAGGCCGCCACCGCATCGTCGAGGAAACAGGCCGTGGTGATCACGTCAGTTTCGTCGAACTGATCGCCGAGCACCTCGACATGGCGAATGCCTGTGGCTGCGTCGTTGGTGACGACGGTCAGGCTGTCGGTCGTCGCGCCAACGCTCGGACCGACGGCCAGCGACTCCACGGTGCGGCCAGAGCCGAGCGTGTGCCGGTGCCAGGCAAAGAACGCCGGCCCCTGCGACGTGGTGAGCGTCTCGCGCTTGTAGGTCATGCCGATCAGGCTGCCGTTACCAAGCCTCGCCCACAGGATCGGCGTCAGCTCCTGCTGATAGGCAATCTCCTGAATGCCGCTCACCGTGATGTGCTTGGAATACAGGTTCAGGTTCGGCGCCGAGAACTTGCCGGAATAGATGTCGGCAAAATACTCGACCACCTTGCGCTGGAACTTCTGCACGATCAGTGTCGTATGCTCGGCGTGCCGCGGCTCGATGTTCGCGCAGCGGATGCGCGTCATGCGGTGCGCCTTGATGTTGGTCGGCGTGATCGCCTCGTTCAGCGCGGTCGGCTGGATCAGCCATTCGCCGCCATCGGTGCCGCAGACGATGCCCTGCAGGTCCGGCGTCATATGGAAAATCTTGTTTGCGCCGGGCGAATTGAAGACGTAGGAGATGCCGTTCGCGCTCGTCACCGTGCCGTCGCTCGCGGTCGGTGCAAAACTGACGTTGCCATTGACAAGACTGTTCGGCGCCGAGGCATCGATGCGGTTGTTCACCGAGCCAGACAACCAGATGCGGCCCTCATGGTAGGTGCCGCAGGACGGATAGCCGGTCGTGTCGCTGTAAATCCCGAGCCGCCAGGTGCGGATCGCCGTGGTGTATTTCAAAGCCGAACCGAGCACCTCGAACGTGACGGCGGTGTTAGACGAGCCAGACCCGGTCGGGCCGAAGAACTGAAGCTCGCAGCACATTTGCTGAAGCGTCTGGTTGTTGCCCGACGTGTTCTGCCGCACGTAAGCAACCCAGATATATTTCCAGGTCGTGACCTGATCGCTAGACGTGATGGTCACGGCAGACGTTGTGTTGGAGATAGCGCCCGTCGTTCCGAGCAGCGTACCGTCATTGAATGACGACGGTGCGGTCTGCTTGGCATAGAGGCTGATGGTAACTTTGTCGGCCACTTGGCCGCCGGAATAGAAGCCATTGTCCGTCGACGGAAACACAGTGACTTGCGAGATCGCATAAGCCGTCGCGACCGTGCCGCTGAAGTTGCGGCCGACGTAGCTCGTCAGAAAGTTCAACGGCGTCACGACCGCAGTCGCCTCTGCCGAGGCTGACAGCGTTTGCGCTGTGTTGCCGTCAAAGGCCGCGGCGAGGCCGCCCGACACTGTCATGTCGCCGATGTTGGCGACGCCAGCGAGCGATTGGCTGATCTGATTGCCTAGCCCGGTGATCTTGCCCCACGTCCAGATCGCCGCGCTCGGGTTCGCGGCCCATGTGGTGGTGAGATTGCCAGGCTGGTTCGGGTTGATGTTGCCCGTGGTCGGCGTCGCGCCGGTCATCGTGGTCAGCGCGGTCCAATACGAATTGTTGAACTTCACGACGTTGCCGGCCGAATAGTTCGTGGCAGTCGCCCAATCGGGCGGCTCGGAGAAAATCCGGATCATGCGGCCGACGTCGCTGCCCTGGAAGCCGTTCGGACCGACCGCAATACCGGCGCTGACCGCAAGCCATTGGGTCGGATGCGTGTCTGGCTGATTGTTCAGGTTGGCATCGACGCGCGATTGATAGTTGTTGCCGCTGAATGCAGCGAAATCCCCCTTGGAATAGACCTTGGTACTGTCGTAGGTCGGGAATCCGATGGTCAACGTGATGTTGCCGGTCAACGCTGATGGCGTGACGGTGGCGCCGCCCGTTACAGGGTCGGCATAGGGGCCGTCCTGGAACACAAGGTTGGTGATGGAGAACGATCCGAAGCCGCCGGCTCGCGAGTCGGTGATCGACAGCAACTGTGGCGGAATCGTCGGATGCAGCAATACAGAACTGTCCTCGGCTTGCACAGAACGCACGTTCTGCCACAAGCCAGGACCGTAAACGGTGGTCACTTCATGCACGCGCTTGAACGTGCCAGAGACGAACGTGCCGAGCGTCGAGCCATCGATATTGGCGCCGGTGATGGCGTCCTGCAGCGAGAAGTGCGTTGAGTCCGTCACCGTGATCTTGAACACGCGGTTCTGCAGCAACGGGTTGTTCGTGCCGAGGCCCGAGAAATATCCGGAGTTGCCGGTCGACCAGCCGTGCGCCGCTGACGTTTGCACCACCGCAGGATTGGCGCTTGAGACCGCCAACACCGTCTGATCGTCGTTCGTGGTGACGAGCGTCAAGCCGCTGAAGAAGCGCAGATAGCCGTCGGTGAATTCCATGTTGTACGGCTGTGCATCGTGACGCTGGAACGGGATCACCCGCCCGGCCGCACCGCCGCGTGTGGTCTGCGCGTATTTGAAACCTGATCGCCGTGTCCATGCGCTCGCCTCAACGGGATAGCCGTTGAGCGAGACGTTCATCGCGGTCTTGTAGCGCGGGTCCGTGATAGCGCCCTGCGCGGCCTGCGACCACTCGCCGCCCAGCAAGCTCGAAACGAGGAAGGATGCAGCGCCCATCTGGCTAGGCCCTACAGGCTAGAAAATCGTCTAGCGGCGGCGCAACCGGCGTCTCCTCGATCGCATTCACCATGCGCGCCTCGCGCATGAACTTCTCGTAGAGCTGCTCAATCTCGCTGAGCTTGGCCGACGATTGCGTGAGCCGCGGCGCCGCGGCAATCGCCATGCGACAGGCCAGCCCCTCGCAGAACATGTCATCCATCGCCGTGACTTTGGTCACGTCAGCGACGAAGCGGAAGATCAGCGGGCCGACGTCATTCGAGACGATGTAGTCGCCCTGATATTCCCAATCATCGGCGATGATGTTCGACGGAGCGCCGAGCAGAGAAACCGTGCCTTGTTTTGGTGCCTGCGGCGCCGGCCTCAAATAGCCGGCCGGCACTCGAAACACGTTGCGCGTCGTCGAGTCCGATGACGGGCCGGAACCGAGCGGATAGAGAAACAGGACGTTGGCGATGGTCGCGCTGATCTCTCGCCATTTGACCGACACCGTGTTGATGGCGATGCCGCGCGACCACGCTTTCGGCACATGCGTGTTCGTCCAGTGCACGCCGCCGTCGGTGGTCGGGTCGTTGCCGAGGTTGCCGTTCGACACCGACGTGTAGATGAAATGGTCCGAGCCCGTCGCGGTGGCACCGGCCGAATAGGTAATGCCAGAGCTCCAATCGTTCGGGCCATCGGCCGGCGTGTTGCCGACGTTGTAAGGGATCAGGCTTCGCCAGTTCGAGCCGCTGTAGCTGACGACCTGGTCGGAGCTGTAAGTGACGGTTGTGTCCCAAGCCGTCGCCACGTCCGGCGTGTCGCTGTTTCCGTCTTGCAATGAGATGAAGACGCGATAGCTGCCCGGGTCGGCGCCGGCTTTGTAGACCAGTTCGCCAGAATAGTAGGTTGTCGCGCTGCTGTAGAGCGACACGGTCATCGGGCCGAAGAACATGTCCCACGCCGCGGACTGGCCCGGCTGGTTGTTCAGGTTCTCGGGCTGCACCGAAAACCACATTTGCCCATTGCTGTCGGTGACGATCGCGCCAGGCAGATAGGTCGTCGAATTGCTCCACAGCGACGGCTGCAGCAGCATGGTCGTGGTGTCGATGGCGCGGATCGCAGCCTTGCGCACGGCAAAGCGCCATACATTGCGGCGCAGTTCTGGCCGGCGCAGCTTGTCGTAGGCGTCAGACAGGACCGTGTTGCGCCAACTGTCCTCGGTGATGCTGCCGATGTTGTCGACGCCGCACTGGAAGCAGGCGCGGTTGGCGATGTCCAGGCTGTCGAGGAACATTGCCTCAATCCTCCAAGATCGGCGCCGTCACCCGCCGTTTGTCGAGGCGCGGCGCCGACGTCCGCAGCGCCTCAAGTTGCGCCGCAGCCTGCCGAAGACTCTCAAGCTGGGGCTGGGTCTGCCGGATGTTGGTGATAGATTGCTTCAGGACGGCAGCAACGTACTCGACTGCCGAAGCCGCCTCCGTGATGCTGGCGATGCCGGTCCCGACAAAATCGACCGTGTCGATTGCCGTCGCCGCCTCGATCACCGCCCGAAACGCTGCGAATGCCCTGTCCTCGGCATCGCTGGCGCTGGCGGCCTCGGTGTCCGACGCGACAAACGCCGCGATGGCGGATTGCGTGGTTGCCGCTGACCCAGCCTCGGTGATTGAATTGATGAACGCCGCGACGGCGCTCTCGACCTCGGTTGCGGATCCCGCCTCGGTAATCGCGGAAATGAAGGCCGCAACGGCGCTCGCCGCATCGGTCGCCGACGCAGCCTCCGTGATCGTCGAAGTGAATGACGTTCCGGCGATGACGGGGAATGGCCTGAAACCGATCGCCATGGCCCGCTCCTAAATCGGCAGTAGCCGAAGGTTCTGCCCTGGCTTGACGTACCAGTACGGCAGCGGCGGATGCGGGCCGATGCTTACAGTGCCGGCCGCCGTCCAGATCTGCCGACCGAAAGCGCCGTAGTAATCATCAGGACCGTTGTCGGCCAAAACCTCCGCGCGCATCCCGTGATATTCGATGATGTCCTTGGCGATGTGCGGCACTGAGAACGGGCCGCCCAAGGCGAGCTGCCACAGCAGTTCGTTTTCCAGCGCGCCACCGTCCGGCTGGATGTCCGTGTTCGTGTACCAGAACTCGGCGATGCGGCCGGTGAAGTTCAGGCCGGCGCTTGAAAGGTCGCCGAGTTGAATGCGTGCGATGCTGGTCGGCGTGCTCGAGACGGTGTTCTGTGCGCTGCTGATCGTGCCATCGTCTGACAACACACTTGCGCGCCGGTTCGTCGCAGAGATGAAACGCAGCAACGTATAGTACCAATGACTATTGGTGACAGTTAAGATCGTGGTTGTTTGCACCGATCCTGCAGCGTTGCTATCAATGCGAAGTCCGTTCGCCGAATTAAGGGCAAGCGCCCAATAATTCGTTGCCGCCCCGGTGTCGCAAACCGAATAGACGCCCGCTGCGGCTCCTGGAGTGGCGGTCGGCATGACCAAGCATCCGATCGTGAACGGATAGGCCGTGATCGGAGACGCGGCGTTCGTGAGCGTCGATCCTGAGAAGACCGCGCTCATGCGCTTACATATTTGACCGGCGTGTATTTGACCTCGTGATTGCCGGCGGTTGCGTTCAGCGCCACGCCGGTATTGTGCACGATAAAGATGCCCCACTTCTTTGGCATCGTGCCGCCGAACGCCTGCGCGATCGAGAATGGCCCCCATTCGTAGGTGTGGTTCGACGTGGCGTCGGTCGGAATGATCTGCAGCAGTTTCAACTGCGTCTTCTCGCCAGTCGGCGAGAAGTTCGCATCTGTGCCCGTCGCGCCGGCGCTGAACGTCGTCCCGTCATATGAACCGTCGGCCCACACTTCGATCTGCTTCGATGCCGTCGGGCTGGTGCCGGTCGTGACCTTGCCGCCGACGATGCTGTCGATGGCAAGATCCGTCGTGTTGTCGATGGCAGTCGCTTCGCGGCCGGCGATCAGACTCGCATCGCTCGCCAGCGAGGCGAGCGTAATCGTCAGTGCCGCCGATGTGCCATATGACGGGGTGACTGTTGCCATTCAGATCAGGCCACCGTCAGGCCAAACCACTTGAGGAGATTGCCGTAGTTCGTGGTCGCGTCGTTTACGGCCTGAATGGCACGGGTGTTGAGATCGGCCTGCCGCGTGGGGGTGTCCCAGGTCGGATCGTCCTGCCAGGTGAACATCGTCTCGATTATCGAGCCGCTTGTAACCTGGTTCGCTTCCGCGGTGGCGATCTGGCCGGGGCCGTTGCCGACCGTCATCACGGACTGCTTCTGCAGTCCCGAATTGGCGAGCGCCGTGCCCCACGACACACCTGCGGAATTGTTGCCGGCGGGGGTCGGCGAATGCACGACCACGCTGTACTGGTTAAAACCGCTCTGCTGAAGGATATGAAGCCGCGACATGGGTTCTCCTACAGCGATGCCGTGTAGCTGACGGACAGCGTATCGCCGCTCGCCACCGTCTTGTCGCCGCCGGCGAACAGGCCGGCCGAGTAGAGGGTGCCAGCGGTGTTATCGATGGTGGAAAGCGCGCCCGACCCGTAGACCAGGAAGCAACCCTTCACGGTGCCTGATCCGGTAAAGGCAAACACCAGCGCCGACGACAGTGCTTTCGATCCGCCTGACGCCGCCGACCAGGCTGCGGTCTTGCGCGGCGCCGTATAGGTCGGCGCGTTGGCGTTACCGGCCTCGGTCCAGCCAGCGTGCGATGTCATGGTGTCGGCGGCCGCGACCGCGGTGAAGCTGACCGACGAGATCAGGCCCATGAACGGGCCCGTCACCGTGTAGGCAGATCCGGCGAGATAGGTATCGAGCGCGAGGTTCTTGCCGACGGTGGTGACGACGTTGGGGAAACTGTCCTCCCACTTGACGTTGCCGTCCTTGTCGCGCAGCGTGGCGGTGAACCAGCCATGGGCGTGGGCTTCTTCCGCCATTCCGCCGCCGCGTTGCACCGTGGCGTCCTGATGGTCGGCCGCAGGCGCGCGTTCGTTGCTGTTCAAGGCAGCCTCTCCGGTGAGTGCTGCCGCGATCATGCTGGCGGCGTCGAAGCCAGCAACGCACAGGCGGGTGTCGATAGGAGTTCTGGAATGTTCGGCTTTGGGAGCGCCCAATCATGGCTCAAGCGACAGAATGAAATTCTGCTGCTGCGAGCCGAAAACAAAAAATTACGCAGCGCCAATGATGAGTTGAGGGATGCTATGGCTGGCCTTCTCAGCCTTGCCAAAAGGGTGAGAGACGAGGACCTAGCCGTAGGTCGGCAGGAGTCGAACGAGCAGAAAATCTATCGCGCCGAGCAACTATTGAAGCGCCAGGTTCCTGGCTAGGTCGGCACGCCCTGCACTTCTGCGAAGACCGCAGTCGCCGTGGCAATGGTGAAGCGATAGGTGCCGGGCGGCAGGTTCACCAGTGCGCCACCGGCGGCCGTGAAGTCGGTCGAGCTCGACATCGACACGAAGGTCGAGTTGTCGAGCGCCAACCGCTGCAGCTTGACCGAGCCGCCGCCGAAGGTCGCGACCGCCGTGACGCCGTAGGCGCCGCCCTTCAGCTTGAAGCCCGCGGTGCTAGCCGAGATGTTCGAAAAGCCCTGGCCGTCGACAGCGGTGGTCATGACCTAGATCAGCCGCCCCAATCGTTGCCGAGCATGGCTTCGCCGAGGACGCCGCGCTCGAACGCTTCCAGCGCGACGATGATGTCGCGGACCTTCACGGTGGCACCGTTCTGGTCCGTGGTGTTGATGCGGATTTCGATGTCGTTGGCGTTGGGGGCCAGCGTGCCGCGGGTGAAGTCCGTCAGCTTGAAGCCGTCGGCACCGCGATTGATCGAATACGAGACCGCAGCCATGTCGCCTCCTTACTTCAGCCCGCCGGCAATCGCCCGCTGGCGCGCAGCGCGCGCCAGGGTGTCGTACACCGACAGCTTCGTGACCACCGCGTTGTCGTAGGACACGGTGAAATCGCCCGATGCCGAGGTGCCCCCCGAGACGGTATGGCTGTGATCGCCATCGGTTTTGGTGGTCACGGCCTTGTCGGCTGTGATGTTGATCCAGGTGTTCTGGGCCATCAGCCGTCCACCACGAAGCGGACGTCGAGCGCGACGTCGCCGCCGGCCGCGAGCGTCGCGGTTGTCTTGAGCAGGAAGTCGAAGTACCCGCCCGGATCGGCGGTGAACGACGTCACGCCGAGCGTGGTCAGCACGTTCCAGATCGGAAGGTTCTGATGCGCCGTGGTGAAGGTGCCCCCGAACGTGATGTCGAGGTTCTTCTGCGCCGACGTGATGGCGGTCGCCGAGCCGAACAGCTTGTTGTCGGCCGCGCTGATCTGCGGGATGGTGCCCTGCAGGCTCGCCGGCGTGCCATCGGTGGTCGAGTCGCTGTGGGCAATGTCGATGTCGACCGCGCCGGTGGCGCCAGCCGCGCCGTTGCTGAGCAACACCTGCTTGATGCAGGCATTGGTCGGGATCCGGCAGAGCCGATAGGTCGAACCCGCAGTGACGCCGGTCGTGGTCGCGACGTGGTCGTTGACCTGTCGCAGCACGCCCGGGGCGCCCTGGCCCGTGTTGACGTTGGTCGGCGTGTCGAGGCTGGTGATCGAGGTGGACTTGAGTGCTTCCGTAGCCATTGTGGCGTTCTCCTTACGGCGTCACGTCGGCGGCAGCCGAGGTGTCGGAGCACAACACCTGCAAGAGCCGGCCCGGCTCGAGGCGGGTCGCGCCCGAGGACATCAGGGTTGCGAGCTGCCACGGCAGACCGCTCAGATCGCGGCGGCGATCGACGTCGTTCTCGGTGTCCTTCCAGATGCCGAGGTAGGCGCCGGACTTCACCATGGCGATGTTCTGGCGAAGGTTCGACGAGGAGGTGAGGCGCTCGCTGTAGCAGATGTCCCAGCCGAGGAACCGCGTGACCTTGCCGTCGGTGAGCACCGGGCGGTCGTTGAACTCGGTCGAGACGACCTGCACCTGGTTGAGCAGATCGCTCTCACCCTGCGAGTTCGTTACCCAGGTCAACTGTTCGGTGTCGACCGGCACCTGTGCCTTGCGCATGACGCGCTTGGCTTCGATCATCTTGGCGACGGTCAGGCCCGACGCGGCCGAGGAGCCGAACGTCGAGGCGATCTGCCAGTTGGTGGTGCTGAAGCTCTCGGTCGTGGTGCCGATGCCGGTGGAGTCGCCGATGGTCGCGGTCGCGAAGGCGGCGCCGATGATCCGGTCGTCCCATTCGCGGGCGACGGCGGCGGCGGCCACACTCGAATACTGCGACTGCGGATCCATCAGGAGCCGCAGCTTGTCGAACGAGTCGATGAGCTGGTAGGCCTCCTTGTCGACCGGCGTCACCCAGCGGCGGGTGAAATCGGTGTTCTGCGGCTGGTTCGGCGAGTAGCGGCCGACCGGCGCCTTCATCTGCACCGAGCCGATGTAGTCGATCGGGCTGGCCTGCTTGCCGACGTGCTGGCCTTCCATCACGCGGCCGCGCAGCATGGATTGCGTCTGCTGCAGCTTGAGCTGCAGGATCGTCGAGAAGGTCTCGACTGCCAATTTCGGGAGGTTCTCGGACATGGCCCTTCGCCTGTTGGAATGATCCGAACGGTGGTGGCCGTGTGCCTGCGCGAGATGCGCGGCGGGCCAATCAGGTTCGGCCGTGTCCAAAAGGGGGCCGTAGTCGTACTGAACAGGAGTGTCCTTGCGGGTCCTTGGCGTTCAGCGGGGGCGAATTTAGCCCCGCGCCGAATGCCAGCAACGCACTTGGGTCAGGCGTCGATCTTCTGACGCTTGAGCACTTTCTTGGCGGCTTCCCGGTTGCGCAGCGTGATCTGCCCGCAGCCGGCATCGCCGACCATGTAGGGATGCTTGCAGACGCCGACGGTCGAGATGACGCACCGTTCCGGCGTGCACGCGGTCGGGCAGGTCTTCGGCCCGATGCCGGCGAGTTCGTTGGTCTTGCGCGGCGCGGCAGGCTCGGCGGCCGGTCTTGCGCGGCCCGCACGGCGGCGCCTTGCTGGCTTCGGAGCCGGCGCAGTCGGTTCGGTGGTCTGGGCGGTCTCGCTCATGCGGCGGCTCCGTGAATCAGGGTCATCAGGCTATCCATCTCGCGGCGCGCAGCGGCGTCGCCCTTCAGATAGCGCTCGGTCCATGCCTTGTCGGCCTGAAGTTCGGCGAGCCGCGCCACCGCGCCATTGCGTGTGGTCGGGTTCGCGCCCGTGTTCGTGTCGACGAAGGTGTCCTCAGTGGTGCCGGCACCGATCTTGCGCCAGAACTCCATGGTGGCCTTGTAGCCGATCTGATTCTGCATGGCGTCGATCAGCTTGGCCGCGGCCTCATCGCTGCCGGCCGCGCGCTTGGCGCCCTGCATGGCCTGCAGCCGGTTGAACTCGAAATTGGTGCCCCACTCCTTGAGCAGATCGGCGCGCTCGGCCGTGATCTTGGCGGCGCGCTCGGTGTTTGCTGCGGCCGCCTGGTCGTCGAGGTTCTTGACCACCGCCTTGGCGATCTCGGGCGCCGCGTCCTTCGCGGTGCCGGCCTTGTGCAGCGCGGCCCGCAGCGTGTCGGCGAAGGCCGTATCGAGGTCGCTGCCGTCGGCGCGCTTCACGCCGGTGAAATCGTAATCCTTCGCCTCCTTCGGCATGCCGAGCCGCTCGCGAACCGCCTTCCAGCCGGCTTCGTCGGTGGTGTCTTTCGGCAGCTTCAGAAGCTGGTCGGGCGGCACGCCGAAATGGCGCTGCAACTCGCGCGCCTGCTTCGTGGCATTGATCGCCACGTCAACGGGATCGTCTTTCTTCCAGCCCTTGTTCTCGATGTGGCCGAGCGCCTCGGCGTCGAGCTTGCCTTCGTACCAAGGCGTCGCGGGCGGCGGCGGGGGCGGCGGTGGACTGGTGGTCGTGGTGGTGGTCGAGCCGTCAGCCATCGGTATCCTCCTGTTGGGCGATGGGGCGCGCGAAGCCGCGCAGTTGGTAGATTTCCTCGAGCGTCAGGTTGGTCAGTTCGACGATGTACATCAGGACATCGCGGCGCCCCTCGTTGCGGGCGTGCACGCGCGCATCCGGGTCGAACGTCGACTTGCGGCCGAAGCAGTACGGGATCAGATCGGCGAGCACCTCGCGGCCGCCCGGCGACGTGAATAGCGCGTGATAGGCGCGCTGCTTCTGCTGGTTGACGGCGTGGATGTCCGACATGCGCTACGCTGCCGCCTGCGGCCCGCCAATGCCCCGGGTGCCGAGGCCGGGCTGGTTCTTGGCGACGGTGGCCTGCGCCTTGAGCATCGCCGCCTGCGCGGGCAATGCCTGGATTTGCGCCTGCTGCTGCTGCGCCTTGGCGCGGGTCTGGCGCTTCGCCGCGATCTGCTCCGGGCCCGCCATCCAGCGTTCCGGCGTGTTCTGGATCTGCGCGATCTCGGGCAGCGCCGTGTCAAAGTCGAACGGGTCGAGGTAGCTCGGGTCCTGCGTGATGTTGACGATTTCCTTCGCGGTCTCGACCGTGCGGATGAAGCCTGCCGCGGCCTGCGCGCGCTGCGACAGCGCCAGCGGCGAGGTGTAGACCACCTGATATTCGCCCTGCGCCTCGCGCAGCCGCGGCGGCATCGGGGGCAGCAGGTTCAGCGAGTTGAGCACGTCGATCTCGCGCTCGATCATCGGGCCGAGATACTCGGTTTCCTGCCGGCCGAGCGTCGGCGCGACCAGAATGCCCTTTTCGTTGACGAGCTCGATCACCTGCGTCGCGGTCATGCTCGGGTGCTCGGACAGCACCTTGAACAGCGTGACCAGGAACATGTCGTCGATGATGCCGCGCTCCTCGGCCATCATCTCCTTGGCGATGTCGATCTTGCCGGTCGGCAAAGTCTGCACCAGTGCCTTGCCGTCGGGATTGACGCCGCCGGCGTTGTAGGCGCCGGGCGTCATGTTCATGTTCGTCAGGCCGTCGTCGGCGCCGAGCAGCACCGGATCGGCGGCGCGGTGGCCTTGCTTCAGGAACACGGTTTTCTGCGCGTTCAGCGTCTTCAGTGCCGGCAGCACCATCTGCGCCGGCCCGCGGCCGTACACCTCGCGCGGCGCCTGGTCGTAGCGGCTGGTCGCGTAGGGGAATGTGCGATAGCCGCCGGGCTTCTGCATCAGGCAGCCGCCCTCGATCGACATGTAGTACGACGTGAACGGCATGCCGCGGTAGTCGAGCCGGCCCGGATCGTATTCGTCCTCGCCTCGCGGATGGACGCAGTGGATGAAGTTGAACGGCCACTCGCTGCCCTTCTCGAGCGCGGAGTGCAGTTGCGTCG